GCGTCGATGTGGTCGCCGACCATGGTGCGGAGCTGCTCGGCGGCCATGTCGACCGTGACGATTCCCTCAGCGGCGACCCGGGCCCGCAACAGGATGAGTGCGGCGGGCATCGACGTCGGCAGGCGGACTTCGTCGCCGAACGCGCGGAGCACCGGCCCTCGGGCGCGGCGGGCCGCACGGGCGGCATCGAAGTCGTAGAAGCCGGCCATCAGGAGACGGTGATCGCACCCGACACTTCGAGTTCGCACTCCCACGACGTGGCGTCGTCGTCGCCGCCACCGCCGACGGTGACCTCGGCGGAGCAGGAGAACGTCTTCACCGTGCCGCCCGGTGACGTGATCCGGAACTCCTTGATGGAGTCGGCGCCCACCGCGATGCCCTGGGTCTCGAGGGCCTCCTGGCCGGCGTCGCGGTTCCCGTTCGCCTCGTCCTCCTGGTAGAGGCCCTTGAGGGTGAACGTGTCGCCGCGGGTGGCGACGAGGTGGGAGGCGCGGCCGGCGTTGGCGAACTTGTTGGTCTTCGCCTTCGTGGTCGCGGGCTTGTGGTTCCACGTCTCGAGGCCACCGATCTCGACCCAGACGGGCGAGCCGCTGGTGCCGGTGTTGGTCTCGAAGGTGAAGTCCCGGGCGAGGATGTCGGTGGTGGCCATGGTCAGGCGCTCCTGTGGGTGGTCGGTGCGTGGACTCGGAGCGTGAGGTTCAGGCTCCACTCGGGTCGGTCGTTGCTGTCGCGGCCCAGGTACGTCGGGCCAGACTGGAGGGCGGTGCAGCCGGCGACCCACACCTCGTCGTTGCCGCCCTCGTCGAGGGCGACCCCGTCGAGGCAGTTGAACGCGGCGTACAGCTCGGTGGCGAGGGCATGGGAGTCGGCGGGGTCGGCCTGGCGTTCGCCGCGCACCAGGAACTGGACGCCCGGCAGGTCGACTGGCCGCCGGGACAGCTGCGGGAGCCCCGGCTGAGTCATGACAGCGACCGCGGTGTCCGGGGTTTCGGGCATCCACTCGAGGAACACGTTGCCGCCCGACGTGGTCTCGTTGAACGTGAGCTCGTCGACGACGGTGGGCGCGTGCTTCGCGATGGCCTTCGACAGCATCAGCGCACCTTCTTGCTGGTGCGGTCGGCGATGAACTTGAAGACCCGCGTGCGCTGCTCGTTGAGGGTGCGCTCGAGCCACTTGGCGCGCCGTCCCGGGTCGTGGCGCAGTCGGGTGTCTTCGTGCTGGCGGCGTGCGTACGGCGTGTCGTAGGAGATCGCGGTGCGCAGCCCCTTGCGATCCACGCTCACGGTCCCGGACCGGATCAGGGTGGCCTCTTCGATGGGTGCGGTCTCGTTCGCCTCCTGCAGCAGGAACTCGGTGGCGTCCACCAGGGCGTCCATGGCGGCCTCGCGGATCTTGGTGGTGGCCAGGTCGCCGGACCATGCGACCGTGCTCACCGGGGACCCTCGAGGATCAGCTCGACGTGATGCGCGTGTTGGCCGGCGTCGATCTCGTCGATGTCGATGACCGTGTACGTGCGGTCCCGGTGCGTGAGCCGGGACAGTGCGGTCACCCTGTCGTTGGGGCGGATCACACACGAGGCGGTGCTCGTGATCTTCGCCCCGGTCGGGCCCTTCACGCTGCGCCGCTTGCGGCGCATCTCGCCGCGGACACGCAGCGGCCGGCCGTAGACGGCCGTGCCGACACCAGCGGTCCCTTCGACCGGTTCGATCGTGACCTTGTGCGGGAGCACCGCGGTGGGGATCATGCGGGCCACGGCTCCTCGATCAGCCGGGAGCTGCCGTCGAGGCGCATCAGCCCGGCCCGGTTCAGGGCCCGCAGCGCCCGGGGCGCGAGCTCGGGGGCCCGGTCGCCGCTGTACCCGCCGACCGAGTACTTCGAGCCGGCGAGCCCGTCGACGTCGTGCTCTTCGCTGGTCTCAGCCCAGAACTCGACCTGCGCACACGATGCGTCCCGCAGCGCCGCCGCGACGTCGGCGTCGGTCGGGAGGCTCGTGTCCGAGTCAACGCTGAACGGGGCCCGGACTGTGTCGTCGAGAAGTTCGGCGGCGCGTTGAAGGAGTCGGGCAGCCTCGCTGCCGTCGATGTCGACGCCAGCGGGCAGCCAGTCGGCCAGGTCGGCCTCGGTGGCGTACGCGACGGTCACCCGGTCTCGATCTCCTGGCGGCCGCTACCATCGCCGCTGTGGACGACTGGGGCGACTGGTGTGTCGGTGACCTCGAGGCCCTCCGCGCCGAGCTGTTCGCCGGGTACTTCGGTCCCCTCCGCGCCGTTGCCCTGGCCCGCTGCGATCAGATCCTCGGCCGTGTCGTCGTCGATCAGGACCGCGCCCGGGGGCACGGCCTTGACGGCGTGGTAGAGGGTTCCTGAGCGCAGCTGGTACCAGGGCACGTCAGACCCCGATCGCTGCGCAGGTGATCGTGGTGACCGACGAGAAGTCGACGTAGATCATGCCGGGGTTGGATCCGCCGACGGGCTGCACGAACGGGGCCTGGTCGGCCTTGGGGACGTGGATGTACTGCGACGTGCCGTTCGTGACCGTGATCGTCTGGTCGGTCACGGCGAGCCCGGCGCGGGTCTCGGGGGTGACGAGCGTGACGGTGATCGGGGCGCCGGCCCCGTTGACGACCAACAGGATGTCGTCGGGGTCGATCCAGTGGCCGTCGACGTTCGCGGCGGTCGGGGTGACGACCGTTCCGTTCTGATCGGCGGTCTGGGTCGCGAGCACAGTGCGGGCCATCAGCCTTCTCCCTGTTCGGTGGTGCCGTAGTTGGCGATGAGCTCGTCGCGTTTGAGCGCGGCGGCGGTGTCGGGGTCGGCGCCGAGCGACACGGCGTAGGCGGCCCACACCTCGTGGGAGGCGTTCTTGGAGGGCTGCCCGACGGCGGCCGCCGTGTCGGCGCTCGAGGGGTCGGCCGCTTCGTCTGCCTGGTCGGCCTCGGCCGGGTCCGGGTCGATCTCGGCGAGCACGTTCGCCACCGGGATCACCACGACCTGTTCGCCGTCGCGTTCCTCGATCCGGCCGCCGTGCGCCTCGATCTGCTCGATCGCCTCGGTGTCGAGCACACGGCGCGGCGGGCGGTCGGTGCCGATGTGGTAGCCGTGCCGCTGGAAGTACTCGAGGGCCCGCCGGTTGTCGGTGTGGCCTTCGCCGTGGGCGAACGCGACGCCTGCGACTTCGCCGGTGAACCCCGGGACCGGGGACAGGACCCGGGTCATGCGTTGTCCGCCGCGGCGATGAAGAACAGCTCGGCCCACGACCGGCCCACGGCCGAGGCCCTCAAGGCTGCGGACGAGCTCGCCGACTACCTCATGTACCGGCACGGTCTCCAGCTGGGGCCGGACACCCTCAAGTGCCACGCGGAGCTGGGCAAGCCCGCCTGCCCGGGCGCCTTCCTCGAGAACTGGATCCGGGAGAAGCGCGGCGAGGACGCCCTCGTCGACCCGGTGCCCGGCTACGAGGATCCGCGGCCACTCGACACCGAGCGGGCGGTCCAGGAGGCCCTCGTCGTGCTCGGCTACGACCCCGGCGAGGTGGACGGGATCATGGGCCCGTTCACCATGAACGCGATCAAGGCGTTCCAGCGGGCCGAGCGGCTCCGCCCCGACGGGATCTTCGGCCCGCTCACGCGGCAGGCGATGCGGCAGGCGCTCGCGCGCGCAGCGTAGGCGGGAGCGCGTCGAGCCGGCGAACAGCCCACGGCCGTCCGCATCGTACAGCCGCCCGCACCGCGCGTTCCAGGTGCTCCTCCGCCACGTAGAGCGTGGCGCCCTCCTGCGCGGCTGAGAGGTTCTCGACGGCGTGGAGGTAGTCTACGTCGAGCATCTCCGGCGCCGGTGCGATCGCGTAGATCTCCGCCGCAGCCGGGTTCGCCGTGATGACCTTCGAGATCGAGTCCGCCCACATGGCGAGGTCGTCGACCGGCCGCGAGAGGTACTCGGAGACGTCGACGAGCAGGCGACACGGGAACCACGGCCAGGCCGCGGCCTCGACGGGGGCCGTGACGACGATCTCCTTCCACGCCCGGCGCAGCTCCAGGCCGAGCTTGGGCGGGCGGCCCCCGCCGGCGACCGCGGCGATCTCGGGGAGCCAGACCTCGTGCACAGGTCCGCCCCGGTAGAAGGACGCGAGGTAGCCGGCGGCGTCGACGGGGGTCATCTCGCCGATGTCGGAGACCTGGACCACCAGCTCGCCCTCGCGGGCCCCGAACGGGAACGGGACGACGGCGTGCTTCACGACTCCACCAGCCCGATGGTCCGGACGCCGCCGGCCTGCGCACGCTGCATCGCCTGCCCCGCCATCGCCTTGGCCAATGCGCCAGAGAAATCCGTCGGCGAGCGTGTCGGCATGACAGGCGCTGCGCCTTCCGGGCCCAAGTTGGTGCCCGGACCTGCGCCGCCCCCGCTGACGGATGCTCGCATGGAGCCGCCGGCGCCGCCTGTCGGATACGCCCCACCAGCACGTTCGCGCAGCCCCTCGAGTCCGGGCTTGACTTCGGGTACAGGCGCCACCGGCGCCGCGGGGGCGCCGGCATTGACCTCGGCCATGTTCCGCGGGCGCTCTGCGTCGAACCCAACAGTTTCATTGGGCGGAGTGGTACCCAGCAGCTTCGGGCCGTAAGGGGTCGTCGGGCGGTTGCCGCGCCCCGTGGCGCCAGGGATCACACCCGGGTCCAACGACATCGGCCGGTTGCGCATCGCTGCCTTGACCTCAGGGCTGAAGTCGGTGCGAAGCCCCTGCTGGATTTCCTCGCGCTGGCGCATGATCGTTTCTTCGATCGGAGCGCCGACAAGACTGCCTTCGTTCCCAGCAAACCCCACGATCCCGCCGGCGGCCATGTTGGCCACGCCGGGCGGTGCGATGCGGGCGATGCCGGACGATTCCGGCAACTGCTGCATGCTGGCCAGTGCCTGCTGGTTCACCGGCGGCGGGGGGCCGCCCGGGCCTTGTTGCTGCGCCGCGCCCTGGGAGCGCATCTGCTTGCGCAGCATGCTTTCTTGGAACGCGAGCGGGAAGATGTACGGATCCGACTTGTGCATCTTCGCGTACTGGCCAAGCTCTTGGTCCCCCAGCATGCGCAGGGTGGACATCACTTGGTTTGGGTTCGGGGACGCGCTCATGCTGCCTCCATCATTTTGGCCATGGCCAGCTCTTGCAGCCCGCCTTTAGCCCGCGGCTTCGCCTTGACCTGCCCACCCTTGGCCAGTTTGCTCGCACCGTAGGCGGTGGCCGCCAAGCCGGCGATCTGGCTGGTGGCGCTCTGGGGCTGACCGTAGATCTGCTGCGAGGTGTTGCTCATCGGCAGCCCGCGCAGCATGTCGGACATGTAGCCCATTTGCTGGTACGGGTACTTCTGCTGGTTCAAGAAGTCGTTGTACTGCTGGGTCAGGATGTTCTGCATTTGCTGCTGTTGCTGCACCCCGAGCGTGTTCTGAGTCTGGAGCGCCCCCTGAT